GCTTGCTCAGAGTATATTTTTTCGGCTTGCTTAAAAGGATCGACAAATGAAGCAAAATTGACTTCACTCCTTTTTTTGCAAATTGAAAATTCATCAAAGACCTCTTGTATTTGCAATACGTCTTTAACGTGATCAAGAGTGCCAAGACTTTTGCCAGAATCAGGATCCGTTATTTCAGGACCTATTTCAACAACCTGAACATTTTCGCCTATGGTAGCACCTTTAGTTCTTCCATAGTTAATTAAAATAGAGTACTTGTCTAAAATTTTTATGACTTTAGCAGTTTTCATAATAATTCTCCTTAAAATTAATATTTCTGTCTGTTTTCTATCACTGAATCAAACAGGTAATAGTGGAAACTGTTCCCACATCTCCAACACATAAAAGGTTGGTTCAAAGCCGATAACATAGTTGTCAACTTTAGTGCATATATTAAATCTTAAAATTAAAAGTAATATAATTTATTAAGGATTACATTTTTTACAAGCTGAATATCCTTGTTGCGTCACGTCACTAGCAGAACCTGTATAATAAGATAGGTTTTCATCTTTTATTTTTTTGACTTCATGACATGATGGTTTATGAAATTTTTTAGTGTGTGTATTAAGTACGTAAGTTGTTCCATTTTTTACAGAAGACTCCGTAGCATCGTTTTTGGAAGCTAGAGGTTGTGTTTCTTCAATATAAGGTTCTGTTGATATTTCAGTGGTAGTAGGGTTATCGTTATTTGCTGACAATGTGTTTTCTTGTATAGTAGTATTTTCTTTAGTTATTTCCCCAGTATCTATGTTTATTTGATAGCTTGCTAGCAGCATACCAGAAAACATCAACTTGGCATCGTGTTCTTCATTTTTAACATATTCGTGTATGTCACAAAATAGTATATTGCCAGATATATGTAAGTTTGTTGTTGTATTATTATAAAAGTTTGTTATTCCATGTATTTCGTCTTTTGATTTAAAATATGTCTGATAGTAGGAAAGAGCATAATCTTGGATATTTACATTCTTAGAGAAAATAGCATGCCTCCAGTTGCCAGTCGTATCATTTCTTACATAGTCATAGTAAGTTATGTCAAGTTCTGAAACATTGTTAGAAGTATCAATAGTTTGTGATGTTTCTTCAATGCTGGAGGTAGTAGATTGGTTATTACTATATGTATTTGGATCTGTAAGTGCTGAAATAAAGGCGCCAATCCATATAACAATATAAAACCATAAAACTACATGTATCCATTTTTTGGTGTTCTTAAAGTTTTTAAATAGTAAAATGTAACCAACAGGTGGTATAAACATAAGTAATAATATAGTGATTACTTTCTTTGAAGTACTTATTTGTTGAGTTTCATTTGTTTCCATATGCAAAATCCCCTTTTATTAATATTTCTGTCTGTTCTCTATTACCTTACCAATTATTTTAACTGGTTTTCTTATAATTTCCTCGTTAGTAAAGTATATTGGTTCATATGCTGGGTTATTAGGTATTAACCGGATACCATCGGCATATTTCATTAGGCGTTTTACAGTTGCATCGTTACCATTAACCATTACTATGGCAATATCTCCTGATTCACAATCATCCTGGCGTTTAACGATAAGAATATCACCTTCGCATATTCTTGGTTCCATAGAGCTGCCTTTAACTTTTAATCCAAAATATTCACCTTTGGAGGCAGTAACGGAGTCAATCTCTTCATAATCAATAATATCTTCTATGGCATCAATAGGAACGCCAGCAGGTACTGAACCAAGGACTGGTATGCGGATCCCTTTTGTGTGATTTGAAAAATCCTTGTCATCTAGAAGGTCAGATTTCCCAATATTAAAATAATCAGCAATTTTTTGTATTTTTCCTGCACTTGGAATTATTTTTCCAACGCACCAAGTGTTAAATGTTGTAGGGCTATATCCAAGCTCTTTAGCAATTTCTTTTTGAAGTTTGCCACTTTGTTCAATGTATTTATTGATGTTTTTAGAAAATATTTTACGCTGTTCATCATCTGTCACTAAGTAATCACCTCCTTGTTTTAATTGGATTATACGACATAATATTAATAAATTCAATAAAAATCCTAAAAAATTCGGATTAAGTATTGACAATCCTAAAATATAGGATTATTATAATCGCAGAAAGGAGGATAACATAATGTTTAGTATGTGTGAAAAACCAAGAATATGTTTAGCGGCTGCTAGGGTTAATGCTGGTATGAATCAACGAGAAATGGCTGAATATATAGGAGTAGATGTATCAACAATAACAAATTGGGAAAAAGGAAAATCGGAGCCTAATGCAACTCAATTAAGAAAAATAAGCGATATTTCTAATATTCCTATGGATTATATTTTTATACCCGAGCAATCCTAAAAAATAGGATTAGAATATGGATTATTTATTTCCAACAGAGGAGGTGTAAGAGATGTATATTTCAAAAAAAAAGTATAATGCCTTAGTTAATAAAGTAGATGAAACTAAGGCTAGGCAGGAAAAGTTAGAACAGCTTATTGATGAAAAGTTGTTATGTATGACAAAAAAAATCCTCAGAGAGCCAGAGAAACTCGCTGAGGAATTAGATGAAGATAATAAACTTGATGAGTATATTGCAGATTTCCTTAATGATAACGGTAGCGGTATCGAATGGGTTAATCCGAACACATATAATTATGTAACATTAGGAAACAAGTCAATGAAAACAAATGAATATAACAAGCTTGTTAGTGAAATATTACATTTGACCAATCAACAGGGGTTATCAATATCAATGTTAGAAAGCTTTTTTAATCAGATGATTGATGATGTGAAAAATAATATTATTCCTAACTAAATCATTCGTTCAATCATTTCTCGTAAAGAATGACGTATTGCATATTGCGATTTGGACTCAGGACGAAAGGTTGGTATTTGAGTGAAATTTCTGATATTTATAGCATATTTGTCAGTATAACATTTTCTACCATTTTTATAGGAAATTTTAAACGTATAAACAGTATTTTCACTAAAGTTATTACATTCAAAACAAATCAATTTTGATTGTCCGGGAGCTAAAACAATATCTTGTAATTTATCAAAATTTAATTGAAGTATTTGAGGTATTGTTTCGGGTGGATTAAGGAATACAAACTTTGTAATTATTCCAGGACTTGAACCAAAGTTTTTTATCACAAAATATGATTTTTGTTCGCATATTGTTATTTGGTCTACATAAATAGCAATACAAGGTTTTACAGATTCTTCTAAAGATTTTGTGTTTTGGCGAATGGAAATTAATGAAATGATAATAGCAATAATACTCGTAAATAAAGATATTACGATACTTAATAATTGAATAATATCAGATGTTGAAAGTTCCATAAAAATCTCCTTTTGTATTTATTAGGAAGTGGTTGCTTCCAAATTTAAGTATAAAAGGAAAAGAAGATTTTAACAAGGTTATTTATTTTCAACAGAGGAGGTAACGAAGGAATGGCAAAGGAAAGAGACAACGACAGCGCAGAGGCTACAAGCTGGGAGCAGCAGCCGAAAACAGTAACGCTTACTAATAGGTTATGGCATATATTACAGTTCTATATCTTAAGTGATACGTACCACAGAGAAGAAAGACTCAAGGTGTGGGAAGAGCTGGCGCAGGAGATAGACGAGAAAGGCGAGTCAAAGTTTAAGAACGCAGTTAGTAACGCTGAGTTTTTAAGAGATATGGAGCTGCAGCTACAGCAGATATTAAAGGCATTGGACTAAGGAGCGTGTGTGATGATTATCAGGACAGAATACTGAGGAGCTAAGTTCACTCCACTTAGGGTGACACAGAAAGATGTAGCGGATGTGATCCGTATGTCAGAGGAAAATGCATAAAGAGGTGAAGATGATGCCAAATATTAAAAGAATTAAGACAGCGGAAGCAGCTGTAATAATGGGATGTAGTCCACAGTTTGTCAGAATTGGGATGCAGAGAGGAATATTAGATATTGGTAATGCTATAAAGATGTCCTCTATCTGGACTTATAACATAAGTGCAGCGGCACTGGCTAAGCGACAAGGTATGACAACAGAGGAGTTAGCA